GAAAAATACACTTAAAAAAATCGTGTAAATCAGCGTTATCACCGGCAAGCGAGTCTGTAAACAGACCATTCGGGCGCACACTATACTTACTTCCCTTTAATTCTATAAAATCTAAAAATTTCAATCCTCCCTCGGCAACTGTATTACGTGTTAGTTCAGCCAAAACCACGCCCACCGACCATATATCATCTTTATAATCTATTACGTGTTGTCTATTTGCTATTACTGAATGTTGGTAGGTCTTGTCATCTCTTAAATACATATCATCAAGGTAATATTGTGAAATAAAATTCGGTGTTCCAACAATGCGTCGGGTACTTTCATTCACTCTTCCACTAAGTCCAAAATCTACCAACTTAATACTGGTATGTTTTGTTGTATCGTCTACGTTGGAATCTACATCGTGAACAAGCATAATATTCTCTGGTTTAATATCTAAATGTGCAAGACCATTATTATGTAGGCAGTTCAGCGCTTCTAATAAATTGCGGATAATGTGTTTATGGTAAATTGGGCTTGAAAAATATGCACCCGTATCTATTCTTTCACCTAATGTTCCCCCATTTATTTTTTCTATGATTCCATATGTCCCTTGTGTATAGGGTATACTATAATGCCCTTCATTATGGTCTGGGATATTTTCTAAAATTACCTCTTTTCCACTCCTAACATTCCTAAGTTGCTCTTCACTCATCATATCCTTTCTCATGTTTAAATCTGAATACGCACCAAAATCATAGACTTTACCTATATTTGGACATCCAAACCCCCCTTCATTTACGTGTTTTGAAAATAGTGCTTGATACCGAAGACCTACTAACTCTTTATTTTCGTGGTAATTCGGATACTCACTTATTTGTTTAACTCCATTGGGAAATGTATATTTCCTTTCACGGATACTCGGTTTTGTCATTCGTAACACAAATAAATCACCTATTGGGATATCCCCGTATGTTTCTATGTTATATACTGCATTATATGCACCAGAAGCGATGAATTCTAAATCCGCATTTCGGAATGCTTCAATCAATTCTTCTTCTTTTATACCTAATTCGAGTTTCTGTTTCATTTCATCCGTCATTGGTTTGTTTTTATTCATAACAGTCGTGTACTCTTGTAAAGGCTCTTCCATATTATTAAAAATGTGTGTATCTGCAACCCCCTCCAATACCGATAAAGGACGACACGTAATAAGTTTTTGTACGGTACTCATTGCTAATTTAGTATTATTACAATTACTAATTAATATGGTTTCTTTTACATTACTACCTGGTGTATGTAAAAAATCAGCCATGTATAAATAATAACCAGATTTTTATTCATCAGTATTTATATTTCATCCATACAATCATATACTCCCCCCTTTGAAAAATTGAACTTCTATCAAAAACGATTAAAAGACAACACAGTATATAGTTATATTATGGCTTCCTCTACGTCAACTGACTTGGCAAAGCAATACCAACGCAAATCCGACAAACAACACATTCTGGACAACCCGGATACCTATATTGGTTCCGTGGAAAACGTCGATGCTACCTTATGGGTGTATGACGAACAACAGTCTAAAATGGAATATCGCGATATTGAATACGTACCCGGTTTGTATAAATTATTTGATGAAGGTATTGTAAATTGTCGTGATCATGTTATTCGAATGATTCAATCCCCATTATTAAATAAAAAGTTTGTTACCCATATTGATATTGATATTGATGAAACCGGAACAATTACACTTACCAATGATGGTAATGGTATTGATATTGAAAAGCACCCTGAATACAACATTTGGATTCCTGAAATGATCTTTGGACATTTACGTACCTCTACAAATTACGATAAAACCCAGAAAAAGATTGTTGGAGGCAAGAACGGCTTTGGGTTTAAATTAGTATTGATTTGGTCTTTATATGGACGGGTTGAAACAGTTGACCATGTGCGAGGTCTGAAATACGTTCAGGAATTTCACAATAACTTGGATACATTGGACCCACCGAAGATTACCAAAGCAACCACTACTAAACCATACACAAAAGTGACCTTTCGACCTGACTATGAGCGATTAGGCGTGGATGGATTAACCAGTGATATGGTTGCTTTATTGCGAAAACGTGTATATGATATTGCTGCAGTAACCGACCATTCCGTAAAGAAAATAAAAATCAATTACAATAATACCTTAGTTCCTGTTAAGACATTTCCCCAGTATGTTGACTTGTATATAGGCGGTAAAGATACTTCCAAACGTATTCACGAATCACCAGATGAACGCTGGGAATATGCAGTTGCATTGAGCCCTCGTCACGAGTTCTTACAAGTGTCTTTTGTAAATGGCATTTGTACGGCCAAAGGAGGAAAACACGTGGATTACATTATGAATCAGATTGTTCGTAAGTTATGCGATTATATTGAGAAAAAGAAAAAACAAAAGGTTAACGCAGCATCTATTCGGGAACAGCTCATATTGTTCTTACGATGTGACATTGAAAACCCTTCATTTGATAGTCAAACCAAGGATTATATGAATACACCTTCCAACCGTTTTGGTTCTTCGTGTAGTGTGAGTGATGCGTTCATTGAAAAGGTTGCCAAGATGGGTGTTATGGATACCGCACTCAGCCTAACGGAAGCAAAAGAAAACAAAATAGCAAAGAAAACAGATGGGTCCAAAACAAAATCTGTTCGTGGTATTGTTAATTTTATTGATGCGAATATGAGTGGTACAAAAGACTCTAAGGACTGTATTCTCATTTTATGTGAGGGGTTGAGTGCTATGTCAGGTATTGTATCTGGATTATCGAGTGATGACCGCAATTTGATTGGCATTTACCCATTAAAAGGTAAGTTATTGAATGTTCGTGGAGAGCAATTAAAGAAGATAAGTGAAAATAAAGAAATAAATGACATCAAGAAAATCCTTGGCTTAGAATCTGGTAAGGAATACACCACGTTAGAAGAAGTCCATAAATATTTGCGTTACGGAAAGATAATGTATATGACCGATCAAGATTTGGATGGTTCCCATATTAAGGGACTATGTATTAATATGTTTCATAGTGAATGGGCGTCTCTTGTACGTATTCCAGGCTTCTTGTCTTTTATGAATACACCTATCTTACGAGCTAAAAAAGGAAATCAATTAAAACTATTTTACAATGAAGGAGAATATGAAGAATGGAAAGCTACGTTTGGAGAAGACGGAGCCAAGGGATGGACCATTAAATATTTTAAAGGGCTGGGAACGTCAACTTCTACAGAATTCAAAGAATATTTTGCAAATAAAAAAACCGTTGATTTTGTCTATGACAAAGATAATAGTGATGACGTCATTGATAAAATATTCAATAAAAAGCGAAGTGATGACCGTAAAGTATGGTTGGAAAATTATGATAAGAATGCATATTTAGATACCAGCCATAAGACCGTTTTATATGAAGACTTTATTAACCGTGAGATGATTCATTTCAGCACATATGATTGTGCTCGTTCGATTCCGAATATGGTGGATGGATTGAAAATCAGTTTGCGAAAAATATTGTTTTCCGCGTTTAAGCGTAAATTGACAAGTGAAATTAAAGTCGCACAATTCTCTGGGTATGTTTCAGAACACAGTGCATATCACCACGGTGAAGCCAGTTTGAATGGCGCAATTGTGAATATGGCGCAAAACTATGTCGGGTCGAACAACCTGAATACATTGCTTCCGAACGGTCAGTTTGGAACACGACTACACGGAGGTGATGATAGTGCATCGGAAAGATATATCTTCACCGCATTGAATCCATTGACACGGTATTTATTTCCAGATGCAGATGACGCTATATTGAACTATTTAAATGATGATGGTACATTGGTAGAGCCCGAATATTATGTTCCTATTATTCCGTTTGTCTTAATGAATGGTATTAGCGGTATTGGAACGGGATTCTCTTGTTCTATTCCAGCGTACAATCCAATGGATGTCATCCAGTATCTAAAAGATAAATTAGACAATAAACGTTCCAATGTATCCTTTATTCCTTACTATGAAGGATTCAAAGGAACCATCACAGCATTAGAAGACAGCCACAAATTCTTGGTGAAGGGATGTTATGAAAAAATAAATGATAAGAAAATTCGCATTACTGAATTGCCTGTTGGGACGTGGACTATGCCATATACCAGCTTCTTGGAATCGTTAGTCGACGGCACTACCGATAAGTCTGGAAAGAAAATTTCGCCATCCTTGCGTGACTTTACATCTACTTGTACCGAAGTTAATGTCGACTTTGAAGTAGTATTCCCACAAGGTAAATTAGAAGAACTCGAATCGCAAATAGACGCAAATGGCTGTAATGGTGTATTCAAAATGCTGAAACTCGCAACCACCATTAGTAATACAAATATGCACATGTTTAATGCAGATAGTAAACTCCACAAATATAATTCTATTGAAGAGATTATTAATGACTTTTATGGTGTTCGAATTTCCTTTTACGAGAAACGCAAGTTGTTCTTGATAAATGAACTGGAACAAAAATTGGTACTCTTGTCAAACCGTGCGAAATATATTCAGGAGAACCTCAATGGTAGCATTGATTTGCGTAAGAAGAAAATTCAACAAGTGGTTGAACTATTGGAATCAAAAGAGTATGTACGAATCAATGGCGACTATAACTATTTAACCAAGATGGCAATGGATTCGGTCACCGAAGAACGGGTTGAAACCATTATGAAAGAAAAAGCGGATACTGAAATTGAATTGGAAACATTACGTAAAACCAGTTTGGAGAAAATGTGGATGAATGAACTCAAAGCATTAGAAAAAGAATATGGAAAATACAAGTCTCATCGGGAACAGTTACAATTAGGGAACGGTTCTAAAAAAACAACCCAGAAAAAGGTTGTCAAAAAAAAAGCCCCTAAGAAAAAATAAAAATAAAAATAAAAATAAAATAAACATATAGTGTATACTGTGTTTGTATTCTATGGAATTATATATTAAAAATATTCATTATCAAAAAATTTATACATTGTTAGTTGCTATATTTGTATTTTCTGTAATATACTTTTTTTTGGATGATAACCACTTTAGTGGTGTAAACATTATCAAAGAAACCATCAAAAAAGAAGTCATTAAGAAAAAAGTTGAGGCAAAAATTAGTCAGACCCCAAATGTTACAACTACTGTAGAACCTTTTGAAAACCCGTATTGGGAACAAGCGGTAAAGAATATTCAAGTAAATAAAACATTGGATGAAGCTACCCAAGAAGTTAAAGAAGATGTGGAAGAACAGGATCTTACCCCTGAAAAGATTGAGACTCCTTTTTACCAACGCTTCTTTGACCGCTTTTACTTTTCCATGATTACATCTACATTGCTGGGATACGGAGACATTTATCCTACTACCAATATTTGTAAAATGATTGTTATGTTGCAGTCATTAATTACTACGATGTTAATTGTATCGTAAAACAACAAAGATATTAAAGAAATACAATATAGAAGTATATATTGCATTTATTAACACCAACATGGGTAAATGCTTGCTTACATTATTGGCTTCAAGTGATTTACTCTATTTACAGTTAGCATATGAATGTGCGAAAAATCAGAAAGATACCCATTTAGAATACGATGTATGCATTGTCATTAATACATTGAATGATAGTTTCTATAAGGAAGTATGTGAATGCCAAGATTTTAAGGATGCTATCATTATACGCACGGAAAGTAATGGCAAACCCGGCAAAGGGCACAATAGTTTACATACATACTTTGAAGAACACCCAGAATATGATTATTTAATACCTATTGATGGTGATGATTTCATCTATCCTTTCTTTTTACAACGGTTACAGCATTATATAGCTACCCCATATTGCCCTGATGTATTGTTTATTCCATTCAGCGATATTCTTACCAGGGATTGTAATCCTTCATTGCATTGCCCTATTGGAAGTAAATGTTATTTGAATGTGAATATTCAAGAAATAAACCTAATGAATCAGTTTTATGAAGGTAAGTTATCTCCATTTGACTATCCATTGGAGCAAGTAAATACCCCCGGTAGGTTGGTTTTGTTTTCGCGTAATGCCCTTACTATGAATGCACGCTACCAAGAATCATTCAAATGGTATGATGATTTAACCTTTTTTATGAACGTTTTCGAGCACGCGGCATTATTCCCTCACAAGTATAATGTATATATGATTGACGAATATTACATGTACGTATATAATCGTTTGAATACAGGTTCTGCTACGTTTGATTTCCTTCAGAAAAGGCAAGAAAATTATAAGAAAGAAAACGATATGCTACAATTGGAGATTGAAAATAAGTATTTGGCTATACGTGACTGGAACCTGAAGACAATCAAAGTTTTGAAAAATCCTACCAAGAATGAGTGTCTTACACAGAAAATTTCGTTTTGTGAAGGCATTGTAGAAAAATTGGGCCTTCCTATTATTGATATTGATAAGACCCATTTACCACGGTTTACTGCTTTCTTTCAACAAAACAAGTTGCCGAATATATTCGAAAAAATGATTTAATGTTACGCCAACACTATACTATATACATACTATTATGGATATAGTACCTATCATATTAGCTGGCGGCGAAGGGAAGCGAATGAATTCGCCATTACCCAAAGTATTGCACCTTATCGCTGATATTCCTATGGTTGTGAGGGTCATACAACGCGCTATCCAATTACACCCGCGTAAGGTTATTATTGTTGTTGGAAAGCATCGTACTATTATCCAGAAGACTATCGAAGAATACATGAGCGATACGTCACTTCTATGTTATGTAGAACAAACTACCCCTATGGGCACAGGCCACGCATTGATGTGTTGTCAAGACGAATTACAGAAAACGCCCTACGCGAAATGCTTAATATTGTCTGGTGATGTCCCACTGATTATGACCAACACGCTGAAAGAATTAGTGCACAATGAATATAAAACTGTATTGGTTACAACAGAATTGAAGAACCCATTTGGTTATGGAAGAATTATTACAGTAAATAATGTATTTCAAAGGATTGTAGAAGAAAAAGATGCCTCATTGGATGAAAAGCAAGTCAACATGGTGAATGCCGGTATCTATTGTATTGCGTGCCGTAACTTGCTTTCGCATTTATCAAAGCTGTCCAACAATAATGCCAGTCAGGAATACTATTTGACAGATATTATTGAAATTATACGCATTCACGAAAATGAACCTATTCAATTACACATCATTCATCCAGACAATCAGTATCAAATACGAGGAGTAAATACAAAAGAACAGTTGGCTGAATTAGAAGAATATATCTTGTAATCGTATCCACCCCCCTAAATCGGGCAAATTCGTAAGGGTATCTACGGAATTCGTTGATTCTGAGGGGTAAATCCACATTTTTAAGAATTCCCACCGAAATCCCAAAAATGGACGATTTTTTTCTTTTTTTTTTTAAATTTTTGGATTTTTGCCATTTTTTCACCCCCCTAAATTGGGTAAATCAATATTATTTTCCTCTATAATTGAGAAAAATGGGGGGTCAAATACTACACATTCTGTATGAAGTAATATGGAATTCGGTAGTTAAGGGGGGTGAAATGTAAGAAAAAATAATTAAGAGTTTCTTTTGAAAAAATTACCCTATGAAATTGCCAAATCTTGTATTTACTCTCTCTACTTTTGCCAAAATAGGGGGTCGTCATTTTCAAATTACTATATGATTTATATGAATCTTGCGTTTTTGATACAAGAATGCCCTATTTTGGGGGGTCATTTTTTTTAAAAAATATCTGTTTTCAGATATTTTCAAGTATTTTCAAAAAAAAACAAAAAAGGTTACGTTCTATCGTAATAACCCATCAAAAACGTTTCGCTGTTGTTTTTAAGAAAAAAAAAAGTTCTTAAAAATACCCCCCTAAAGTACCGATTCTTGACTACACATTTGCGGAAATCGATGAAAACATATAGTAAATAAAATGCCCTTTTTTTTATTTAGATTTTACCCCCAATAATCGGGAATTCTTGTAAAAAAAATATGGATTTTACCTATTTGTGAGGGTATTTTTCCAATATTTTACCCCCTTAAAATGCCGAATCTTGTATCTGAAAAACAACATGTATCAATTCTGGGGGGTACCCGTTTTTTGGGTTTTCAGTTGAATTTTCAGATTGATTTTTACCCCCTTAAAATAGAGATTCTTGTAAAAAAAATATAAGATTACAGAGAATTCGAGGGTAAAAAGTGGGTTTTTTGGCGTTTTGTACAAATTTTGTTGCAAAAGTATTTTCAAAATATTTTTTTTGGACATTTTTAAAATGTCCAATTTTTTTTTTCTGAAAAAAGTTTTGTCAACGTTTTAAAAAAAAAAATGGAAAAAAAAAAGGTCACAGCAAAAAGCTGTCATTTCGAAAAAAACGAAAATTTCCTGACTGCGTACTTTTTTCTGACTTTTTAAAATTTTTTTATTTTTTCGTTTTTTAGTCAAAAAAAAGTGTTTCCATTTTATAAGAGATTTGGAAACGCAAAAATGAGCCAAAAATATTATTGCGAAATTTGTGACTATAAAACAGCAAAAAAGACCGATTTTGAACGTCACTGTTCCACTCGGAAGCACCTACTCGGTGCGAATGGAAACATTTTGGAAACCAACGCAAAGAATTCAAGGGAGGTCAAAAACGAACAGCTTAATGTAAGTGAGGGGAGGAATTTTAGTAAATTAAAAAATGATGTCATTTTGAACAAAAAAAACGAAAAAAACGAAAAAAAAACGAAAAATCATCAGTGTGTATGTTGTAAGAAGAATTATACAACGCGTAGTGGTTTATGGAAGCATCAACGGGTATGCTTTATGAGTGTCAGTCCGAGTGATACAGAAGAACAAGATACCAACATTGTTATTGAGTTATTAAAGGATAACAATGATTTTAAGCAGCTTATTATGGAGCAAACCGAACAAATCAAACAAATACAGGAAGATAACCATCAATTACAATCCCAATTATTAATAGCAATGAATGATGGGCGAATGGGAAATACAACCCATATTACCAATCACAACAATCAAAAATTTAATCTGAATTTCTTTTTGAATGAACAATGTAAGGATGCAATGAATATTGGGGATTTCATCGATTCCCTTGATTTGGAACCATGTGATATAGCAGAAACAGGGCGATTAGGCTATGTAGAAGGCATTTCCCGCATATTTATTAATAAATTAAATGAATTGGATATGTATTCAAGACCATTGCATTGTACGGATTTGAAACGAGAAACGTTGTATATTAAGGAGGATAACAAATGGGAAAAAGATAATGAACAAAAAGAAAAGTTGAAATCGATAGTTTCACAAATTGCTGACAAAAATTACCAGCAATTGCCATTATGGCAAGATGAGAATCCAAGTTATGTAGTTACAGACACACCAGAATGTGAACTATTTATGGATATCGCGTGTAATTCATTAGGAGGTGGTAGTACGGAAGAGTCAAGTCGGTTCAATCAGCGAATTATGAGAAATGTATTAAAAGAAATAACTTTAAGTAAAATAGTATAATATTCAAAATATATATATAATTAATATATATTGAATGGATCCTGTGTCAAAGTGGTATCACAAGCGTCCAAAGTCGTATTACCCAAAATGTATTGAAATGTTTGGCGAACCTACATCAATTTCAAATACTAAGCACGGGTTTGCGTTTTGGAAAACAAGAGGGTTATTTGACGAGCATATACTACGCGACGAAGACGTAAAGCACTGTGTTCCTCGTAATCATCACGATTACTTTTACAGTAGTATTAAATTTTTTATTCCCGAGGACAAAGTATTTGATGTTTTGAAGATTTCAGGGTCGATTAACTATGATGGTTTGAAAAACTTGATTACTGCTCGTTGTGGTGGTATTGGTGCAAATTATGCGACCTTGTATTTAGGTATGATGGTTGCTATGGGGAACATGACAATTAAAGAAGTACAATCTGGTGATTTATATCCAAAGCATATTTCTGGTGAAATGAAAACTTATAATGAAATGAAAAAAGAAATGATGGCAATGAAAAGAGCCAACCATAAGAAATTCAAAAAAGAATTGAAACAGGATTTCGCACCGTATGCATTTAAGCAATGTTATAAAGAAAAGAGTGGTGGCGGCAATTGTCCTGGTGGTATTTCTTGTATCGACAAAACAGTCCGCAGTGATGATGATATAAAGGAAGCAGTCCGCCGA